CGGTGAACCACTGGGTGCATTAATGGTCATTGAATCTGCCAGTGCTGTTACGGAACACATTAGTTTTGCAGAGTCTGGAGTTAAGGAACTTGTGGAAGTAGTTGTATCTTCAGATCTTTCCAGTTTATTATTTAATCCATTAAAGTTTGCATCTACCTCATTGTGAGTGAGAGGACTTCCTTTAACAGATCTTAATGTCGGTGTCCAAGGATCTGCCATTTAAGCCTCCTGTGCGGATGCCAATACATCCCATTTAGAATCGGCAGAGTTATATCTGGCACCAACATAGAGAGTTTTACTTATCACGGTTGTGGAGGGTAAAGTAAATCCAACTGCTCTCCAAATAGCATTCCATGTCAATCCTCTGGCAGTACCATTATCCTTTATTCTCAGAATTAATGTATGACCGTTAACAGGAGTACCACTGGGAGCTGCAATTGTTGCGGCCTCTGCAAGAGCCGTTACATTATATTGAGTATCTGTTGAAGCTGGTGTAATTGTGGCACCGGATGTGGTTGAATTTACAACAAAGGCTATTTTATCATTATTCAAATTGGTAAAATTCGCATCCAGTTCCGTATTAGTTAAAGGACTTCCTTTACCAGCTCGAGTTACAATTGTACTCATTGTATCTCCTGCCGGTTGTTGTTATTAAGCTGCAACAACCTTCCAGGTCACTGTCAGTGAATCCAGGGCACCCTTGTTAATAACACTGAATACAGTACGGCAAAGTAAAGTACCAGCGGATGCAGCATTTAAAATACCTGCTTCAACCAATGCGCCTGTACCGGTGCCTGCACCAAATGTAGCAACATACTGAATTGAGTCATTAGTTACAGTCGTGGTGACCAGCGTGGTACTGTCAAGCGCAACACGAGCAGTTTCAGTATTCAGCGTGGTGTTACCAGCAGCAGCTGCTGTATTATTTGTACCAACAGCCATATGAGACATTGCAGTGGCTGTCGCATCTTTCATGCGACTAACAATATATGCAAGTCCTGCAGTCACAACAAGATTTCTTTCGAGACGCTTTTCTTTAATATTACCGAATTGATCACGAAGCACTAATTCCAGTGACCCTTTTAGCTTTACATTATCAATATACATTTTAACCTCAAAACGTGTAGTTTGTACCAATGAAATCATCACGCGTATAACTTGCGTCCATATAATCCTGCATATTTATTAAACCACTCTCAGATGTTGTGAGAGTGTCTGATAAAACTTTAGATACCGTAAATAGAACACTGTCAGAAATGTCACAAGTGTCTGAAAGAATCTTGGCAATGGAAAAAGATAAGCTATCTGATACATCCACTGCATCAGACAGAATCTTTTGCATATAAAAAGCCATTGATTCACTTAAAGTGAAAATTTCTGATAATATCTTTTGAATTAAGATAGAGAAAACATCTGATACATCAACGCTATCGGATCTTACAGATGCGATATCAACTGAAAAGATTTCTGTAGT